TTACTAAAGAGGCTAAGTCGATTAAATCTAATGAAAAAGAGATATTATTTGACGCGGCTATGTTGTTGGCTAAGCAATACGATATTATTTTTTATGTATCGCCCGAGGGTGTAGATATAGAAAATAATGGTATTAGAGAAACAGATCCTGAATATCGGGATAGGATAGATAAATCTATTAAATGGTTTTTACAGACATATAAACCAAAACGTGTTGTTGATATTAAAGGTAGTACAGAGGAAAGAATTGCTATCATATTAAATGAATTAAAAAAATAATAATATTTATAATAGACAATTTCTATTCAAAAAACAAAATAATGGAAGATAAATTAAAAGAAATAATTAATAAAATAGTTCGTGAAGAATTAATGGGTGAAGGTAATAAATTATATACCTTAAAAAACCAAGCAGATGCTAATAAGGGTCTCCCAACAACTACTGACCCAGATGATGCTACAGAAAAATCACCTGCATTTACTTCAAAGTACAAACCAGTTAGTGAAATGGCTCGTGCTGCTGAAGTAAAATATACTTTAAAACCAGATTTTCGTTCTGATTTAACAGACGTACAAGGCAAATTATCAAAAGCTGAATTTAGAAGTTTGGTTGATATTGTTAAAGTATTAAAAGATGAAGGACAGCCATTAACAGCAACAGATATTTTACGTATCCACAACGAAAAAAATCCAGATCGTCAATATGCTTCACAACAATCTTTTATTCGTCCATTAGTAATTGGAGCAATTGGTAAGAAAAAAATATCATATGATGAACTGCCGTTTAGTGCCTCACAAAAAGATGTATCAACAGGATTTGAAAAAGCAACTGGTGTGGTTACTCCATCTCAAGACCGTGGTTCAAAATTCAATCGTGATATTGAGTATACTGCTGCTACTCAAGCTAATCCAGATTACATGCTTCCTGCAGATCGTGCAGCATTAGCTGCCAAAACATTAGACTATAAACGTGCTCGTGAAGCGTATCGTAAGGCTGATAACGCTGCTGGAAAGCAACAATACATTGATAAAATGCAATCTATGGTAGCTAATGATGATGAGTTAGGACAAGAAATTGCTCAACAATATGCTGATGGATTGATTCAAACACAAGATCCAGTTACTCTAGAATTAGCTAAAAAATTTCGTATTACTAAAAAGAAATACGGTATACCTAAAATTTCTGATAAAGAAACTAGAGATGCTGCCGCTATCGTTGGCGCTGAAGATGCTGAAGAAGAAGTATAAAAATTTTTCATAATAATGTTTGTTTATTTAGAGAGTCCGCTTTTAGCGGACTTTTCTTTTTCTATATATTTATATACAAAAACACATTATGACAAGAAACGAAGCATTATATAACGCAAAATTAGCAATATTAGCTTATTCTGATAAAGATCAAATCATATGGGATGATTATGAATTAGAATTAGTAAAATGGATCGAACATAAAAAATCAGATACACAAGGATTTGTAGCAACAAAAAATAAATCAGTATATGTTGTATGGAGAGGTAGCGAATCAAAGAAGGATTTCCAAAACGATGCTTCAATTGATAAAGTACCATTTATAAACGAAGGTGAGAAAGTACATATTGGATTTAAAAGCTCATGGGAATCGGTATTAGATGATACTTATAATGCAGTCGATACGGCATTAGAAAATCTACAAGGTGAAGCTACAGATATTGTAGTTTGTGGACATAGTTTAGGTGGTGCAGTAGCAACATTATATGCACATTCAATTAAAAAACACTATCCACATTATAACGTTAAATCAACAACTATTGGTAGTCCAAGAGTAGGTAATAAAGTATTTAAAGAAAACTACGATAAAAGTGGTATAGATACTTTACGAATAGTACACAATAACGATTTAGTAACACATACACCATACATTGGATTTCAACACGTTAATTACCAAGTAAGACTAGATACAAATGGTAATAAATTAAAAAAAGATACATCATTAACATCACTTTGGCTATACCTAAAATCATTATTTTCAGGTAAAACTATTAAGGACCATATGGGTGATGGATATATACAAGCATTAGAAAACTGGACTAAATGAGCGAACAAAATATAAAAGATATAATTCGTCAAGAATATATTAAATGTTTACAAGACCCAATTCATTTTATGAAAAAATATTGTATGGTTCAACACCCTACAAGAGGTCGAGTAAATTTTAATTTATATCCATTCCAAGAAAAAGTATTGAAATTGTGGTTAAAACATGATTATTCAATTATTAATAAATCTCGTCAATTAGGTATTTCAACTTTAGCTGCTGGTTTTTCATTATGGACTATGTTGTTTCATAAAGATAAAACAGTATTATGTATTGCTACTAAACAAACTACAGCCGTAAACATGGTAGATAAAGTACAATTTATGTACCAACAATTACCTTCTTGGCTTAGGGGTAAAGAAAAACCGGATTCAAATAATAAATTATCATTAAAATTAGCTAATGGTTCCCAAATTGTAGCATCATCAGCTGCTTCAGATGCTGGTCGATCATATGCAGTATCATTACTATTAATAGATGAAGCTGCTTTTATTGAAGGTATTGATAGAATTTATACGAGTATAAAACCTACAATTTCAACAGGTGGTGGATGTATTGCTTTATCTTCACCAAATGGTGTAGGTAACTGGTTTCATAAAACTTGGGCATCAGCTTTAAATTCAGAAAATGACTTTGTTCCAATTAAATTACCTTGGGATGTACATCCTGAACGTGATGATATCTGGTTTGAACGTGAAAAACAAAATATGGGACCTAAAGAAATCGCTCAAGAATATGAGTGTGACTTTTTAGCTTCTGGTAATAATGTTATTACAAATGATATATTAGAATTTTATGAAAAAACTTATATAATAGACCCAGTTGAAAGACGTGGTATGGGTGGTGATTATTGGATTTGGGAATATGCTAACCCAACAGAAACTTATATTGTATCTGCTGACGTTGCTCGTGGAGATGGAAGTGACTATTCAACATTTCATGTTATAGCAACTAAAGAATTTAGACAAGTAGCTGAATTTAAATCCAAAATTGGTACTCGAGAATTTGCTCGTACATTAATTACAGCCGCTACTGAATATAATAACGCGCTATTAGTAGTAGAAAACGCAAATATTGGTTGGGATGTTATAAATTCTATAACTGAAAGTGGATATCCTAATTTGTATTATTCACCTAAAGGAACTGATATGTCTATAGATAATTTTATTTCTAGAATAGAAAATGACCAAACCGTTCCGGGTATTACAAACTCAACTCGTACTAGACCTTTATTTATATCTAAACTTGAATCTACATTGCGTGATATGCAGTTTGTAGTTCAATCTAAACGTTTACTTGAAGAATTAAGAACATTTATTTGGGAAAATGGTAAAGCTCAAGCCCAAAATGGTTATAATGATGACTTAACATTAGCATTATCTTTTGGATTATATATTAGAGATACAGCATTAGTTTACCATCAAAATGGTTTAGATTTAACTAAAGCTGCATTAAACTCGTTATCTATATCATCTACAAGTGCTGCAAATTCAAATTACATAGGACAAAATCCTTGGGAAATGAAAGATGGATTTGGAAATGCTCACGACCTAAATTGGCTACTTTAATGTTCCTTATTACATTTAATATTTATAACATATAATACATATTGAGTAACATAAAATAATATGGCAATAGATACTAGTCTATTCGGACGACTAAGAAGATTATTCTCTACTGATGTAATCATCAGAAATGTTGGAGGAAATCAGTTACGCACGATTGATGTTGACCGTTTACAAACATACGGTAATATTCAAACTAATTCCCTTATTGATAGATTTAATAGAATACATGCTGGTAATTCAAGATTAGCATATACTCCATTAATGAATTATCAAACTCTTCGTACTTCACTTTATACTGATTATGAGGCAATGGATACTGATGCTATTGTAGCATCTGCTTTAGATATTATAGCTGATGAAGCTACTTTAAAAAACGAACAAGGAGAAGTATTACATATTAAATCCTCAAATGCTAAATTGCAACGTGTACTTTATAATTTATTTTATGAAGTATTAAATGTTGAATTTAATCTTTGGTCATGGATTAGAACAATGTGTAAATATGGGGATTTTTATTTACATTTAGATATTGCTGAAAAGTTTGGTGTTTATAATGTAATGCCATTCTCAGTGTATGATGTGCAACGTGAAGAAGGTTCTAATCCTGCTAATCCATCGTATGTACGTTTTAAAATTAATTTAAATCAAGCATACGGATACGCTACAAATACAAATCGTGATGATTATTTTGAAAATTATGAAATAGCTCACTTTAGATTATTATCAGATCCTTCATACTTACCATATGGCCGTTCTTATCTTGAACCAGGTCGTAAAATATTCAAGCAATTAAATTTAATGGAAGATGCGATGTTGATTCATCGTATTATGCGTGCGCCTGAAAAACGTATTTTCTATACAAACATAGGAAATATTGCTCCTCAAGAGGTAGATCCATACATGGAAAAAATGAAGCAACGTATTAAAAAAGTTCCATACGTTGATCCACAAACAGGAGATTACAATTTAAAGTATAATATGATGAATCTAACGGAAGATTTTTATATTCCGCTTAGAGGTAATGATTCAACAACTAAAATTGATACATTAAAAGGTTTAGAATACACTGCAATCGAAGACGTAGCATACCTACGTGATAAATTATTTGCTGCTTTACGTGTACCTAAAGCTTTCATGGGTTACGAAAAGGATCTAACAGGTAAAGCAACTTTAGCTTCTGAAGATATTCGTTTTGCTCGTACAGTAGAACGTATCCAACGTATTGTAGTATCAGAATTAACTAAAATTGCCTTAGTTCACTTATATACTCAAGGATTTGATAATGCTGAATTAACTAATTTTGAATTATCACTAACAACTCCTTCAATTATATATGAACAAGAAAAAATTGCATTATATAAGGAAAAAATAGATTTATCTAATCAAATTTTAGATAAAGGTTTATTACCTACTGATTGGATTTACCATAACATATTCCAGTTCTCTGAAGAAGAATTTACAGAATATAGAAATCAAATCCTTGAAGATAAAAAACGTGCATTTAGAACATCGCAAATTGAAAACGAAGGTAACGATCCTGTTGAATCAGGCAAATCATTTGGTACTCCACATGATTTAGCTTCATTATATGGTAAAGGTCGTTATGGAGTTGGAGACGAAGTACCTATTGGGTATGACGAACGTGAAGCTGGACGCCCTACAGAAAGAGCATCTGATTATGGAACTCAAAATCACGCATTAGGAAAAGATCCTATTGGTGCGGCTGATATGAGAGAACCATTAAGAGCACCGGCAGGTACTGGAGCTACTTGGACTTTAGAAAGTACTAGAACAGAGTACCTAAAAAATAAAAAAATGTTAGAAGAAATTAAATTTGATAAGGTAAATGCTTTAGCTGAGCCTTCAATATTAGATGAATCAAATATTAAGGATATATAAACTAATCGATATTTATAACAGAGTAATACTAAGACATGTCTAAATTAAAGAATTCTAAATATAAAAACACCGGCATTCTATTTGAACTTTTGGTACGCCAAATTGCCAGTGATATTTTATCTAATAAAGATCCTCAAGCAGCTACATTAGTTAAAAAATATTTTTCTAAAACAGAGTTAGCTAAAGAACATAAATTATATCAAACATTAATCAATATCAATTCATTATCAGAACCAAAAGCTGAGTCATTGGTAGAAACTGTTTTACGATTATCTGAAAAGTTAAACAAAACAGCATTAAGAAAAGAAAAATATAATTTAATTAAAGAAATAAAAGATAATTATGATCTAGAAGATTTCTTTAAAGCAAAAATTCAAAATTATAAAGTAAATGCTTCAATTTACAATTTATTAGAAGCTCATAATTCATCAGAATTCACTGATCCTAAAATTGTTATTGATAATAAGGTTACTTTACTTGAATTTTTAACTAAAAAAGCAGTAGATAAAACCGCAGTTAAAGATCAAGTATTAGAGGAATATGCTAAACAAGATAAAGGTACTCGTATTTTAATTTATAAAATGATTGTTGAGAAATTCAACACAAAATACTCTAACTTATTACCTGAGCAAAAATCATTATTGAAAGAATTTATTAATAATGTATCTAATACAATAACATTAAAAGAATATATCAATAATCAAATTCAGAATATTAAATTAGAATTAGAAGTATTATCTAAAAAAGTAACAGATAAAAAAATTGAAATTAAATTAAACGAAGTTAATTCTATATTAAATATAATTCCAAAATCAGAAAATGTATCTGATGATGATGTATTAAATTTAATGAATTATTACGAATTATTACACGAATTAAGAGTATCATAATGGATAAATTACGTGAATTAATACGTCAAGCAATAGCTGAAATTTTAGATGAAGAGAATGCTACTTCAGGTGGAGAAGCTTATTCAACTCCATTTGCTTTTTCTAAAGGTAAAGGTCCAAATAAAGCAACTAAATACGCTGAAAAGTTAGGTTTTAAATTAGTAGGTAAACAACCAAAATCAGGTAAAACATTTGATTTTGTTAAGTATGAATCATTAATTAACGATTTAGTTAACGAACGTTTATATATCTTAACACCAAATGCATTTGGAAAAATTAATCCTGCTGCACTTACTCAATTTGGAATGGAAGAAGCCACAGAAGCCAATATTAAAAAAACATCTTATAAAGATGAACAAGAAATTACTGGTAAAGATGCGGTAAATGAAGTATCATATCGTTCATTTTCAAAATCAATTTCCGAAATGTCGCCTGAACGCAAAATGTCAAATGCAATCAGAGGTATAAACAAACGTTTAAAAGAAATAGATCAATTAGCTGATTATACTTTACGTTTACGTGAGGAAAATAATTTAAAAACTGAAAATCAATTAGCTAATTCGATTAAAGGGTTAGAAGCTATGACTGAAAGATTAGCCGTATTAAACAAGAAAATTAAAACATTAAAAAAATAATGAAAAGTATATTCGATCAATATAAATTAGTAACTGAAGGAAAATTAAGTGAATCTCAGTTTTTACGTAATGTTAAAATGGCATTGCCTAAATTTATTTCTAACACAATTACTTTTAAAGACGCTGTTAAAATATTAAAAAATAAAAGTATTATATCTGAAGCTAAATCTGATAATCCTATGGATTATGGGATGCCTAATGAGTATTGTAATCCTCAAGAATATGATTTAGGAATGCGTTACGAAATTGAAAAAGGTACTAATGAAGATAAGGCTAAAAAAATTGTAATGAAGAATTTAAAAGATAATGTATCTTACTATTCACAATTACATTTAGCTGGTTATAATGAAGAAGCAATGAAAACAGGACGTGAAAAACGTACTGATTTACCTATTGAAGCTAAAGAAAATAATACTATTGACACTGTTAATGGAATGAAAAAAGTCAAATTTGACAAATTAACAGAAGATGAAATGGCTGTTTTGGTAGGTCAGGTGTTAAATGAAAGGTCTAATGGATAAGCAATTATTAATAGAAACAGCTTTATTTACCGCTACTCCTCAATCATTAAAGGAGTCGATGATGAATCCTAACGGTAAAATGTTTGTTGAAGGTTTAATTCAAAAAGCTGAAACTAAAAATGGTAACGGACGTGTTTATCCTTATGAAGTATTAAAGCGTGAAGCCGATAAATACTCACAAGGACCAGTTAAAGAACGCCGTGCGTTAGGCGAGTTAGATCACCCAGATTCACCAGTTATTAATTTAAAAAACGTATCTCATAATATTGTTGCTTTAAGTTGGCAAGGTAAGGATTTGTATGGTAAAATAGAAATTTTACCTACTCCATCAGGTAATATATTAAGAGAATTATTTAATAATAATATTACAGTTGGTATCTCATCTCGTGGAATGGGTTCAGTACGTCAAATTGGAGAAACAATTGAAGTACAAGACGATTTTGAATTAATGTGTTGGGATTTTGTTTCTACACCTTCAACACCAGGTGCGTATATGGAAGTAGTAAATGAATCTATTTTACATTCAAAACCATCTAAAGACTATTCTAAAATAGATAGCTTAATTACTGAAATTATTTGTAACCGCACAGGATTTTGTACCTGTGATTTTGATAATATATAATGAACTTAGAACAAATCGTTAAAGAAACTGTAGCTAAATTTGTTGCCGAAAAAACATTAACTTCAGCTGAAAAGAAAAAGAAAGAAGATATTGTAATGGCAATGAAAAAGGATTTTAAAGGTCCTAAAACTGCTATGTATGCAATTGCTACTGATAAAGCTAAAAAATTAGCTGAAGAATATGATTTTGTAAGATCAGCTATTGAATCTGCATCTGGTGATAAATTAAAAATAGGTAATGATATAGATGATTATGACCGCCCAGTTTATTT